AACGAAGGGCTGATATCAAAAACTAGGAACATGGACGAAAATATGCAACTGTCGGCTGTGTCTTCATTGCATCTCAACAAGTCTATATGGCACAACGTTCTTAATTCAAGGAAAAATTTCTACACTATCATAGAAGAAATGTATAGTGCGAGCGTGGACCCCACAGAAAAAACCAACTTTAAACTAGGTACAGAAGGAGTTGGTACTATGAGTTTCAAAGCATAATTGTTGACTTCTAGCAAAGTTTAGTGTACAATAACATTATGAACTTGCAATCTACAATCTTGACAGCAATTAGTGGCACCACTAAAAAGACTCCCAGTGGTTGGCACACAATAAATTGTCCAATGTGTACCAAACAAGGACACACAAGGCCAGACAAAAGACACAGGGGAGGGTTTAAATTCAGTGATGTCGTGAGTTATCATTGTTTCAACTGTAACTACAAGGCTTCATTTACTCCTGGTAGATTGATTGGTAGAAAGTTACAGACCTTGCTTGTTGAAATTGGAGTGAGCGAACAGAAAGTGAAAGAACTTCAGTTCGAAGCCATGAAGTTAAAAGACGCTGATATTGAAATTGGTAAGAAATATGAGAGCGTGACAGAATTCAAAACAAGGCAATTGCCAAAAGGTGCTAGACTATTAAATGAAGTTATCAATGACGATAGTCCACCTGCTGATGCGTTATTTGTCTACAAATATGTGATGGATAGAGATTTAGAATTTTACAAAGACTTTTACTGGAGTCCTGATCCGTATATGAAGATCAACAAAAGACTTCTTGTGCCTTTCATGGCAAAAGGAGAAATAGTTGGATACACAGGCAGAGTAATTGAAGATATTCCAAATGTACCAAAGTATTACAGTGATGTACAACCTGGATACATTTTTAATATTGATAATTTACATACTGATAGAAAGTATGTTATAATAACTGAGGGAGTGTTAGATGCATTATCTATAAACGCAGTGAGCTCATTAGGTAACAAGTTAACACAAGGTCAAATCGATCTGATAAATGCTACAGGAAAAACAATAATAGTTTGTCCTGACAGAGACAAGTCGGGTAGTAATTTAATTGATGTGGCTGTTGAAAACAACTGGATGGTCAGTTTTCCTAAATGGGGATCTGGCATTAAAGACTGTGCCGACGCAGTTAAACAATATGGAAGATTGTATACTTTGAAATCTGTTATAGATAGTGCAGTTTCAAACAAAGCAAAAATTCAAGTTTATAAAAAAATTGGAGTAGCATAATGAAAACAGATATGAACAACAAAAAAACAACACAGGCACAAATGCCCAAACCTCCTGTACAACCAGGACAACTGATGTACGAAAGTGGAATAATTTATTTCAGTGATCACTTTGACAGCACAACGACAAAACCAGTGATTAACATGATCATTGAAAAGAACTTACTGCCACAGAGAGAAAGACCGAAAGAAATTACTCTAGTGATTAATTCCCCAGGCGGACAGGTTCACAGTGCGTTTGCCTTGATAGATACTATGAAAGGATCTGCTATACCTGTAAAAACAATAGGACTAGGAATGATAGCCAGTTGCGGTATATTGACTTTCATGTCAGGAACAAAAGGCAGAAGATTTATAACACCAAACACGTCAATTTTGTCACACCAATACAGTTGGGGTAGTGCTGGTAAAGAACATGAACTATTTGCAAGAGTGAGAGAATTTGAATTAAGCACAGAAAGAATGATAGACCACTACAAAAAATGTACTGGAATGTCAGAAAAGAAAATCAGGGAAGTACTATTACCAGCAGAGGACGTTTGGTTGAGTGCCAAGGAAGCAGTCAAGTATGGTATTGCTGACAAGATAGTATCCACGTATTAATGGAAAAACGATTACTAATCATTTTTGTATTTGTATTAGGTCTGTCTAACTTATATCTTGCATATCAGATAATTGATCTACAGGTAACAGTGACAGAGTTGTATGAGATAGTATATGAGAACAGAGCAGTGTTAGAACTTTTAAAATTATTTGGAGTAGGAGTATAATGAGAGTAGAACTAATTGATAAAATGGGTAGTGATTTGACTGTGGTCAATGCGGCCAGGGTGAGCTATGGTAAGAACAAAGAAGTGATGGATGCATCAGATGAGAAGTTGATCAAGTATCTAGCAAAACACAATCATTGGTCACCATTCGCACACTGCACTTTACAATTTAGGATAAAGGCTCCTGTGTTTGTTGCCAGACAGTTGGTCAAGCACCAGGTGGGTCTGAGTTGGAATGAAATCTCGAGACGATATGTGGACTACGAACCAGAGTTCCATACACCTGAAGTTTGGAGAGGCAGACCTGAGGACAGCAAACAAGGTAGCTCGGGCGAGGTACAAACAGATGAAGAATACTACAACAGGTACATTAATGGTTGTAAAGTTTATTACAATTTATTATTGAATGAAGGAGTAGCACCAGAGATGGCTAGGATGGTTTTACCACAGTCTATGATGACTGAATGGTACTGGACAGGAACTTTGTATGCGTTTGCTAGAGTTTGTGATCTGCGTTGTGCCAAAGACACACAGTTGGAAACACAAGAAATAGCCAATGGAATTGACAAGTTCTGCAATGAGGAATTTCCATACAGTTGGAAATACTTGCGAAATAGAGATTAATATAGTATAGTAATAATATGGCAACAGTATACACAGACGATTTACAGAAACTATTCATAGAGTTCATGATAACTGACAGTGAGCTTTTTGTAAGGACAAGGAACATTATCAGTCCAACTTACTTCAGCAAAAAGTATTTTGACACAGTAGAAATGTTGATTGATCATGCTGACAAATATAAGTCACTGCCAACGATAGATCAGATAAAAGCAAAGTGTGAAATTGATTTTACTCCTGTACCTAACTTAGATGAAGCACAAAAGGATTGGTTCTTAGATGAATTTGAAACATTCTGTAGACACAAGGCACTTGAAAAAGCAATCATTGAAAGTGCTGATTTACTAGAAAGGTCAGAATATGGAACTGTAGAAGATAAAATCAAAGAAGCAGTTCGTATAGGATTAACTAAAGATCTAGGTACAGATTATTTTGAAGATCCTAGAGCTAGATTGATGAAACTCAAAGACAGCAATGGACAAGTAAGCACAGGTTGGAAGTCTTTGGACAAGAAGCTCTATGGTGGATTCAATAGAGGAGAGCTGAATATATTTGCAGGTAGTTCAGGTGCAGGTAAGAGTTTATTCTTACAAAACATTGCAATGAACTTCTTAGAGCTAGGACAAAATGTCATTTACTTTACTTTTGAATTAAGTGAAGAGCTGAGTGCAATGAGGGTTGACTCCATGACAACAGGTGTACCAACAAATGAAATTTTCAAAAAGATTGACGAAGTAGAACTAGCAGTAAAACTAAAAAGACAGAAGCAAGGTGGATCGTTCCAGATCAAGTATATGCCTTCTGGATCTAACACCAATGATATCAGATCTTACGTAAAAGAGTTTACGATACAGAAAGGTGTTGCTCCAGATGTCGTTTTAGTGGACTACTTAGATCTGATGTTTCCGGTTAACAAAAAGATTTCTCCAGCAGATATGTTTATCAAAGATAAATTTGTGTCTGAAGAATTAAGGAACTTTGCAGTAGAACAACAGATAGTATTAGTGACAGCATCTCAGTTAAACAGGGGTGCTATCGAAGAAGTAGAATATGACCAGAGCCATATTGCAGGTGGTATCAGTAAGATTAATACTGCTGACAACTTGATTGGTATATTCACAAGTAGAGCCATGAGAGAACGTGGTAGGTATCAGATACAGTTAATTAAAACAAGATCCAGTGGTGGTGTAGGAAGTAAGATTGATCTAGCATTTGACGTTGATAGATTAAGGATTACTGACTTGGATGAGGACGATGAAGGAGTGAATATAATGCCAGCATCGGGAGAATCTATAGCACAAACACTGACGAAAAGGACTTCAACAGTAACAAATAAGACCCAGGCTAGTGCGGTTGCCGAGAAGACAGAAATGGCAAAAGGACTGAGAGATCTGCTAAAAGCACAGTCACAGCAGTTCGACGAGTAGTATGATGTGTTTATTTTGTTATTTTACGTAATAAATAATTAACATGAGAAAGCAAACACGTTCAATATTAGAAGAAATTAGCAAAGTAGTTCCAAGAACCGATGTGAATAATGTCGTGGAAACTAGGGCTAGTCATGTGATCACTTCAGCAATCAATATCACTAAAATGATATATGAGTCATATGATGAGAACGTTGCAGACGACCTTGTAAAGAGATTCGTAAATAGCATTAAGACACAAGACCCTAGAAAATTTGAACGTGGAATAAAAAAGTTGAACGAAGATGAAAGCAAATGAACTACTTAAAGAAGATCCAAATCTCCACCTAACACACCTAGAAGATTTAGCACTCTTCCAAGGCAAAGAAGGTGCATCAAAGGCCATTGAGTATTTGAACAATCTCGCAGAGTTGGCGAGCAGTGGCAGTAGCAAGAAATTTAACGGATTGACAATCAAGTGGGATGGAAGTCCTGCTATATTCTGTGGTAAAGATCCCGCAGATGGAAAATTCTTTGTGGGCACAAAAGGTGTGTTCAACAAAGACGCAAAGTTAAACAAGACACCAGAAGATATTGAT